CTGGCAGGCGTTCAGGGGAGCTTCGGAACCCCGTTTTGTGTTGGTCGGGTGTTCAGTGGTGGCAAAATTGAGTCGCGACTGACCGTGCGGACGATACGCGGCCTAGGAGTTGACCTACCGCGGGAATGAAATTGTACTTTGTCCGGTTCCGGAATTATTGACGGTGCCGTTATTATTGTCGCAACCGTTCGTGATTCGTTGGCGTAGGATTTAGCGAGGACAGTTATGTCAAACCACAAAACCTATTCCAGACGAAAGGCTGCTAGCAGCACTGGTGAGGTCGTTGCCGGTGCAATGCTCGGAGGTGCGTTAGTCGCGCTTACCGCGGGAATCATGTCCGCGGCACGTAGTCGCAATCGCCCGGCGGGTCCGGTCGTTGGTGGTGTGTCGTTATCCGGTGTCGACCTTACGCGTCCGTTTGTTGTCAACTTATCGATTCCAAGCTCATCGACATATGAAAAGAAGGTCGAGGCCTATCGCCGTGCGTTGGAGTCGTATCAAGCTTTTAGTTCGGCGGGTTGGCGTGTCGACCGTGACTTTCGACCGCAAGACGGTCACTTCGTTTTCACTGTTTCTCCGAACTCGACGATTGAACAAAGAATCGCTCGCCAGTTGCTGTCAGCGTCATGAGTGAAAAACCAGTATCGACGCTAACGCGAGAGAATAGCGAGCTCGAAGCACTATTGGATGACGCGGGACCTCCGTCCGAATTACCGGCGGCTCAGGTGATGCAGCCGCCTATCCAACAACAAAACTCATATGTTGGTTTAGGGGTTCAGTTCGTCAACGCCGAAACCGAGCTAATCAAGAAGCTTCAACCAGAACACATTACGCTCGCGATGCAGCAGCAACACGAACGCGATATGAAGCGTATCGATGTTGAGATTCAAGCACTAAAAGCTGATGAGAACACTCAGATTCGCGAGCTTGAGTCTCACGAGCGCCAACGCTCGCGTTTGCATCGAGTGTTTTATGCGATCCTCACCGTTGTCACAGGCATTGCAGTAGTGCTGATCATGCGCGGTGAGTACGAGCGTGCTTACGAATGGGGAAAAGGCGTCATCACCGTTGCCGGTCTATTATTTGGCGGCCGCTACTGGGAACAGTCCCAAAGTACGAAGCAACGAAAAGCCTAACGACTTGCGCAATGCATTAGATTCGTGCAGTCTCTGACACGCTGAGTGGTGCGGCTTACGGTGGGCATGTACCGTAGTGTCGATTGACTGTGGAGAGTGCAGAGTCTGCCTCGCCACATGCCAATCCAAATCGAGATATTCAGGGCAGGCCGTCATACCGCGATGGGCGGACAGACGGTGGAATTCAGCGAGGCCGACATTGCGGCGGTCGCGCGTAACTACCGACCGAGTCTGCACGAGGCGCCAGTCGTGCTCGGTCATCCACGGGACAATTCGCCCGCGTATGGCTGGACCGAGCGGTTACGCGCTCGAGGTGCTCGGTTGATGGCGCAACTTGACCAAATCGAGCCGTCCTTCGGCGAAGGCGTGAAGGCCGGGCGGTGGAAGAAAGTTAGCGCATCTTTTTACGAAAAGAACTCGCCCGCCAATCCAACGCCGGGGCAGTATTACCTAAGGCACATCGGTTTTCTCGGTGCGCAGCCACCGGCCGTCAAGGGGCTTGCGGCGGTGCAATTCGCCGAGGGCGACACGGGCGAGAAGGGTTGCCTCACGATTGAATTCGCCGAGGTCAACGTCAGTACGGACGCCGAAGCGGCTGCGGCCAACGCGGCGGAACAAATCGTCAATGACGCGAGCGCGAAGGTAGCCGATGCTGTCACGACCACCGTTCTCAAGCTGGTCGTTACGAAGGTGCTTGCTGATGTGGTCAAAGCCTTTCCGGATCTGGATGCGGCGAAGGCGGAGGCGACGATTACAGAGGCGGCAACGGCCGCGCTTGCAACGCCGCCCGATGGTCAGACCGAGGGCACGGCGCTCCAAGCCGCTATTGCGGCGGTCTTGGCCGGAGCGTCCGTAGAGACGCCTATCCAAGAAGCTATTACGTCGACAACGGGTACGCCTCCGGCTGCAACGCTCGACCACGCCGAAACTGTACTATCGAATCGCGAACGCGATTTGAAGCGCCGAGAGTCCGACATAGCCGCACGTCACCGTCGACTGCGACGCAACGAACATGAATCATTCTTAGCGACTCAAGCCAAACTCGGTAAGCGACTACCGTTTCAACGTGCCGCGGCTATCGAACTTCTTGAGCAAGTGAGCACCGGCAGTGTCATCGAATTCGCCGAGGATGGGCAGACGACCACCGTCGAACGAGTAAAGGCACTCATTGAGGCCCTACCCGTTGTCGTGGACTTTGCTGAGCGGTCCGGCGGCAGTCTGGTCGATGAAGACGCGACCGTAATTGCGCGCAAGGCGCAGGACTACCAGGCGTCTGAGCGCGCGAAAGGCAACACGATTTCAACTTCTGACGCCGTACGGCACGTCAAGGGAGTCCGATAAAATGTACCAACCACTTGCAGTCAACCGAACTGCGGAAGCGGCGATTGCCCCTTACCGCATTGTCACTAAGGGAACGACCGAGAAGGTCGATATCCAAGCCGCGGCCGTTGCGAATGCTCTCTTGGGCGTCAACGGTAGCCTCGCGGTTGCCGCGGGCGAACGTTACGATTGTTACATCGATGGGATTGTGCCCATCGAGTACGGCGGGAACGTCACTCGCGGAAATAAACTCACGACGGACGCCTCAGGGCGAGCGGTGGTGATTGCGGCCGCGACGGACCGCGTCATTGGCATCGCCTGGGAAGATGGCGACCTCGGAACTATTGGCTCGACTTTGCTGCGGCAATTCTGAGTCCGATAACGATACACCCATAAATGTAACCGGCTAACAATAAAGACAGAAACGTCCGGGGCCACGTAATCGAAACCATGCGTCGATTTGCGTGGTGCCCGGGCACCTAAAAGGCACAATGTCTGACAAAGCATTCCCTCGCGATACACATCTCACCTCAATCTCAATCGCGTATAAGAACCCTGACGTAAATTTGATTGCCGACTCGGCTTTGCCGCGCGTACAAGTCGGAAAGAAGTCGTTTGGTTATTACAGCTACCCGCTCGATGACGGATACAACATCCCCGATACACGCGTCGGAGAGTACTCGAAAGTCCAGACGTCGAAAATGCAGGGTACTCGAACCACCTCCGAGTGCGAAGACTACGGCCACGGAATCCCGTTGTCTGCGGACGACATCTCGGAAGCTCCGCAAGGGGTCGATCCGAGGGAGCGAGCTACGGAGCGCGCGACGAACATTGTCTTACTCGACCGTGAGAAGCGTTGCGCGGACCTAATATTCAACGCAGCGAGTTACCCAGCTAGCAATAAGACGACGTTGGCAGGCGCCACACAATTGAATACGACGACTGTCAACCCTATCGCAGTGTTACGCACTGGGCTTGGTTTGGCACTCATTCGACCAAACGTGGTTGCTATGGGGCAAGAGGTTTGGGACGTCTTGTCGGTTCACCCTAACGTAGTATCGGCGTGTATTGGTAATTCGGGTCAATACGGCGTAGCAACAAAAGAGCGCGTCGCCGAGCTGCTCGAGATCAGTGAATTACTCGTCGGCGCTTCGTTGGCTAATTCGGTCAAACCCGGTAAGACGCCAGTGCTGACGCGATTATGGGGTAAGCACATCCTCGGGTTCTACCGAGACCGCACCGTCGATACGTCAGGCGGCGTTACATTTGGTATCACGGCACAGTTTGGACAACGTATTGCAGGCTCGCAGAATATCGACATCGGATTGCGCGGAGGTGTCGAAGTGCGTGCGGGTGAGACGGTGAAGGAACTCATCGTAGCGCCTCGAGCCTGCTACTTCTGGGAGAACGCGGTAGCCTAATGCCCGCTCCGTATGCCACGGCTGAGCAATTCGTCGCGCGCCTCGATGAGAGGTTCGCGGCACAGCTCACCTCGGCTGACGGCACGACGGTGGACGCCGTAAAGGTGTCCACCGCTTGTGCGGATGCGACCGCCGAATTGTACGGCTACGTGCGGCGCATCCCCGAGGATAGTCGACCCGACGAAGACACACTGCGCGTTCACTGTATCAAAGTGGCGCTCTATTTGTTGTCGATGGGTCGTCCCGGTAAGGAGTACGACAGCATCCGCAACGCGTACAATGACACCATTGCCTACTATAAGGAGCTACTCACAGCCGCGACCGCTCAGGTGACCTCACCTCTCGGCGTATCGAGTGACGCTCCCGCAGCCGTGTTCACTGACGCTTCATTGCGTGGGTTCGTGCCCGGTGACTGAGACCATTGGCGTCAGTCTGACCCATAAGGTCGTAGATGGCGTCACTCGCGAGCTCGCAAAGCTAGCGGCTCGCATCAAGAACATCGACGCGGCGTTCGAGGATATGGGCGCTTCGATCGAGACCGAAACGAAGCAACGATTTGAGGTCGCTAAGTCACCTGAAGGTGAGCCGTGGAAAGGTCTCGCCGAGTCAACGTTGCTCAAACGTGGTCGAGTGGGCGACGGCGGCAAAGCGGCCATCCTACAAGACCAACGGCATCTATTCGAGAGCATCACTCATAAAGTGCAACCGGGTATCGGAACTATGGTTGGCACGAGTATGATCTACGGACGTATTCATCAACTCGGCGGCATGGCGGGTCGAGGGCGCAAGGTCAAAATTGACGCTCGCCCGTATCTAGGGCTAAGCGAGGAAGGACGACGCGAGATGGTCGAAATACTCAAGGACCACGTGGGTCGAGGTGTCGGATGATTGACGCTCTTGCAAAGTCGATAGTGCGACGCTTGCAAGCCGAAATGGTCGGTTGGGACGTTGACGACTTCCCGAATGCTCCGGACCGGTACGCATGGGCACACCAATCAACGACGTTGCTCGTCGCGTTTGAGGGAGCGAACTACGGTGAACTGCAATCAATGTCGCCCGCGAGTGCTCCTCGCGAAGTCGATATGAGCGTAACGGTGTTGGCTCGCAGCCTCCGCGGTAACCATTCGATTACGGACGCGCTCGAGGGCGTGCGTCATGCACTCTTTGGCTGGCGTCCGACTGATGTTCACGGTAACGTGCTCGGGTTCAGCGCCTTACGCCCTATCCGTGAAAGCTTCGTTTCCGAGGAGCAGGGAGTTTGGCGCTTCGTGGCCATGTACCGTAGTGCGTCTATCAGCGTTGCGGCAATAATGGGCGTGTCCGGAGCGCCACTGACGCAAGTCAATTTCAAGGACGCACAATGACCCAATTCCGATACCAAGGCCCAGTTAGCTCGGTGAAGCTTCAAAGTGGGCCGAAAGCATTTCTGGTGCCTGGAAAGCTCGTGGAGCTTCCGGATTCCGACCCATATGTGAAGACCTTGGTGGCTCGCGGGCATTTGACCGCAGTCGTCGCCGAGGAACCCAAAGCCAAGGAAACCAAGCCCACTAAGAAGGACGCACAATGACCGGATTCCTACATGGCGTCGAGACGTTCGAGCTATCCGCCGGCCCTAAAGCGATTCAACAGGTCAAGTCGGCGGTGATTGGACTCGTTGGTACGGCGCCGATTCATCACGCGGCGTCGCCCGCTCCGTTGAATAAGCCGGTCCAGGTCTTGACCGACCGAGATAATGCGCAGTTTGGTTCGGGCCCTCCTGGCTATACGATCCCTGACGCGCTCCGAGGACTGCAAGACCAGGGCTTTGGCGCGGTGCTCGTCATCAATGTGTTCGACCCTGCAACTCACGGCACGGACGTTGCCGCTGCGGATAAGGCGATTACCGCTGGCAAGATTGTACTGACGCACGACGACATTATCAGTTGTACCGTCAAAGCGGCCGGCGGCGCTGGTTCGGCTTTAGTAGTCGGGACTGATTACACCATCGACCGCGTGAAGGGCGTCATCACCGTCGTCGCAGGTGGTGCGTTAGCCGCTGCGGCGAATGCGAACGTCGCCTATCGATATGCGACGCCGGAGGTACTCACCGAAGCCGCCGTCATTGGGACGGTCAACGGTGCCGGGGCACGCACCGGGTCTCAGTCGTTCCTCGATTGTGGGTCGCTCTTCGGGTACGGACCTAAGATTCTCATCTCGCCCGGGTTCAGTTCCGAAGCATCGGTCCAGTCCGCGTTGCAAGTGCTTTCGCAGTCGAGCAAACTCCGAGCCATCGTGCTCGCCGACGTGCCCGTCGGGACGACGCGCGACCAAGCGATTGCAGGTCGCGGACCCGCTGGAACTGTCGATCTACTTTTGACCGACAACCGCGTATTTTATTGCTACCCGCACCTTAAGGCGTATGACGCGGCCACGAATTCGACTCAACTCGTGTCCTATTCGGCTCGACTCGCTGGACTAATTGCCCGCGTCGATTCCGAGCTGGGTTATTGGCACTCGCCAAGTAACAAGCAAATCCTCGGAGTCACGGGCATCGAAACGCCGCTATCGGCAGGCGTGTCCGACCAGACTTGTGACGTGAACGTACTGAACGCCGCGGGCATCATCACGGTGTTTACCGGTTTCGGCGCGGGTATTCGTTCGTGGGGTAACCGCTCGAGTGCGTTCCCTGGTTCGAGCGATATCAAGACCTTCATGTCAGTGCGTCGTACTGTCGATATGGTCGACGAAGCTATCGAGCTTGCCGCGCTGGAATACCTCGATGGTCCCATCACGGACGTGTTGATTCAGGCCATCCTCGATGACGTCAACGCGTTCCTTCGAACCCTCGTCACTCGCGGTGCACTTGAGGCGGGAAGCCGACTCGAGTACTTCGCCGAGGACAACAGTGCAGCGGAGCTCGCCGCGGGCCACCTGACATTCACTAAGACGTTCTGTCCGCCGCCTCCGCTCGAGCGGCTCACCTATAAGTCGGTACTCGACACCACTCTACTCGGGAGCTGACCGTGAACATCCAGCAGATCCTAAACGCGAACGTTTACATCGACGGCACGAATAACCTCATCGGTCGTGCGTCGACCATTACGCTCCCGGACGTCAAGACAACGGTTGAGTCCCACCGTGGTCTCGGGATGATTGGCACGATTGAGTTCCCCACTGGGCTCGAAACGCTCGTCACTAAAATCAAGTGGTCCGGTTTTTACCCGGATATGATCAAGTTCGGTGGTAACCCATTCATCTCGCACAAGTTGCAGGTACGGGCATCGGTCGAAACCTACGGTGCGGGCGGTCGCGAGGAAG